CCTATACTTTTAAATTCTTTTGTTACTATTCTTTGTTCTGCTGTATAATTAGTGAGTCCGCTAACGTCAAATAATTGATAACCTAACTTTTTTTGCAGCTTATCAATAGCCATCATAAAATCAGCTACTCCCTTGTTTGCACTGTTTTTTATGTTTATCCAAATATTTGTAAACCTACCAGCAAATGCTTCCCAGTTATCGTAAACATATAATGCAACCGCACCAATAGCCACAATAGCTAAAGTAATACCAAGTATAGCAGGATTAGCAAGAATAGATAAAAATGCTTTATTCATTGCTTTAGCTAAATCAACCACTGTACTTTTAATAAGCCTAACTGTTCCAACCATTGCTCCAAACGTAGTAATTAATTTACCTACTATGAAAATTGCAGGACCAATAGCAGCTACAATTAAAGCAGCCTTAACAATAAATCCCTGTGTTTCTGGATTTAATTTTTTAAAACCTTCTACTAAATAATTTATTTTATCTGATAATGCAATAAATACTCCCTCTACATTTAAACTTGTATTTATTACTTTACCAAGTTCTGCAAGTGATGCACCTACATTGTCTTTTAAATTATCAAAAGCATTACCTAAGCCTCCCTTTGCTCTTTCTAATTCTCCTAAGGCACTTACAGACCTTGTTATAAAGTCCTCCGCACTAATACCCATTTTATTTATTGCTTCTGCCGTAACTACTCCAAATTCATTTTTCATTACATCGGCAAACTCTGGTAACCTTCCTTTTATCTGATTAAGATCTTCTTGTGTAACTTTACCTACTGCACTAATTTGACCTAACGCAACAATAACTCCATCAAAGGTTTCAGCGCCTTCTCCTGCTCTTGCAGTTGCATTTCCAAACTGTGTAATAGTTTCGCGAGCAATATCAGCAGACATTCCAACAGACTGTAAAGTAGCCGAGGCTTTTACCACTTGCGGCAAAGCAAGACCAGGATTTTCAGCTACCTTTCTTAATTTTTCTAATTCAACTGATGCCGCTGCACTACTTCCCATAATGGCAGTTAAACCATTTTGCAACCTCTCCATGTCGGCAAATGATTTTAAAGCTGCGGCACCTACACCGATAATAGGCAATGTCAATGACTGGGTTAAGGTAGAGCCAAGGTTAGACATATTTTGTCCAAACTTTGTCATAGACTTTTCTACCTTTCCTAACTCTTTATCAAGATTAGTGGTATCAATCCCCAGCTTTAAAAGTAGTTTACCTATTGCCATTTATTCTTCTTTATCCCATTTGTCAAATATTAACTTGTCATTATTTGTCAAACTTCTATTAGTTTCTTTCTTTGTAGGATTCTCCCATGGAAACTCGATTAAATCTTTTGGCTTTAAACTTTTACCTTTTGCCGTGTGTACGTTTAATAGTAAAGTTGTTTGCCATCTAATTCTTTCCCATTCAGTTTGCTCCTGTTGTTCAAAGAAATTGTTATAACCTTGCATAGCCATAACAACATCTCTAAAACTCATTTCATTGTATTGCGAAGGAGGAAATCTTAAAACTCCGAAACAAAAGCGTTCGATGTATTCAAGTGTGAGCTCTCCTCCTTCGCCACTACGTTTTTTTGGCTCTCATCTTCTGGTGGTGATATCTCATTTGAAATCATTTCCATGATGCGCGTTATACCTCCCATGTCTGTATCTACCAAGTCGCAAAATGATTGCAAAGTATATGGGCATTTTTCCCCTTTGGCTTTGTAACCATGTTCAACACCGGAGAAAGCAAGTTCAAGAGCTAATAAGAGATCTTCTCCTAAAAGGGAAAGGTCACTTAATTTAAGTTTCCTCTCCCTTAGAAATGTACCTAACACATACATACCAAATTTAATCGGTATGGATGTGTTGGCTATTGTTATTGTTTTCATGTGTTAGGATTTAAAATTATGCTTTTACTGTTTTTGCTATTGCACCAGTCACCTCAAAGGATGCTGAATAGCTTGTATTCTCTTCTACACCTGCATTTAAATCTAATGATGTACATATAGCAGACATTGTAAACACATTGTCTCCGCTAACATCTGTAGTAAATTTAATAGTCAATGCTGTGCCCGATATTAAGTCGGTAAAGAGATCATCAAATAAGTAATTAGTGGAAGAATCACCAGGGCCTGCATATAATGCCTCTGTGGACAGTGTGCCAGAGAGTTGACCTTTCTTTACTTCCCTCCATCCTCCAGCTGCTGAATCCTTTGTTAAGATTTCACGCATGGCTGCGGAGATGTTCATTTGGCAGGATGTTGCGTAACCGATAGCAGTGCTATCTTTGTATAGTCGCATCAACGTACCATTAATTATGCCAGTAGTTGCCATTTTTATTTATTTTTTGGTTTATTAATTTTTTCTTGTTGTTCTTCGTCATTGAAATATGAGTTAGGCACTGGAATAGGAATGTAAACTGGATCTTGCTTAGTCTCCTCTTTCTGCGGCATTTGTTCAACAACAAAGTCTTCATCAAGTAGTTCTGCAATGCCATCCTTAATCATTTGCTCACCATATTCAGATAAAAACACACCTACTTTACCTGGTGCCTTTCCATTCCATTCTTTTAATAATCTTAGTTTCATCGTTTCATTTTTGCCATAAAATCAACACTCATCCAGTAAACATTTAAATCAGCATTATACACTTGACTGTCAGAGCTCATATATTTTAATGTTTGTACAGCAACGCCATTTACCGTTCCTACAAATCTATCCAACCTATTGCGCACATTGTTTGCAAGTGTCTGTGTAGTTTCGTAATTATTAGTATATACATCTATCTGCACATTGATTTCTTCTAAGTTACTTTGTCCATCTTTGTAATCAACTGGCAAAGAATTTACGACAGTATAAACCATAAAAGGATATTGGACATTCTGTGGAGCAATGTCTGGAAAGATATTTAATCCACAAATACCAGTTACTGCTGCATCAGTTGTCAATCTCCCGTATATTACTTTACCTATCATAACTCCCAAAATTTACGAGGATATTGTTTTGCCATTTTAAGAGCTTCGCCAGACATTTTATTTATTACTGCCATTTGACTTGCTCTTTCTGCAAGGTTTTTAACTCTTTTTACCCATGCTTTTGTACTGCCATAAATCATGTGAGCATAAAATCCATCTGCTTTAGCCTCACTACTTAATGTAACTCCACTACCAGCATCTTTATACAATGGTCCAATAGCGGAAGTTAAATATTTAAAGTTTTTTACATCACTTACTATTTGTATTGAGCGACGTAAATTACCAGGCATTATATTATACTTTAAACCTTTACCTTTTACATAAAATTTATGTGGTTTAGTAGATATTTCAACATGATTTCTATAAGCAGCAAGTGCAATGGGCTCTGCTGCTTTTGTAATTTCTTTTCTTTTAGTTATTGTAATTTGCTGCATAATGTTGTCAAGTTCAATAACACTTTCTGCAAAATTAGATATAGCTAAAGGCTGACCTTTTTTATTAGTCTTGCCTTCCAATCTTTTTAGCCTATTTAACTTTGCTTGTGATATAAACATTACATATAGTTTTGAGCAAATGAACAAAATAAATGCAAATACATATTGTCTTCACTTATCTGGATATTTTCAATTTGATAATATTTATCCATCCAGATAATTCTTTGTTGCTCGTTTATGTCTGTCCTATTTCGACAGGTAACTCTCACCTGGCTTAATGCTGTTATCTTGCCACCTTCTACCTCCTCCTTGTTTACTCCTTTATAATCTACTATTGCCCACACCTCGGCAAAATTACTCCACGTCTCTGTTCCAAAACCAGTAGTACCAACAGTACGAGAAACACTCTGTACTATTATTCTTTCTCTTAACTTTCCTATTTCTTCTTTCTTGTTGTATCTCATTAGAATAATTGAACGCGATATTGATCAAGTAAATACTCCGATGCCGTAGGTAATTTCTTTATATAATCTTCTCTATTATCGTAACCATCTGCAATCATCATTAATACAGCCTGTCTTATTTGCATTGGCACACCAGATGGCTCTGTACTATATCCTGCCGTATAAGTTATTGTTACATCATTTATATTACCGTAAAGTGTTGGCCATGTAGCACCGTATGCTAAAGCTAATCTTCCAGGCTTTAAAAAAGTATCTACAACATAATTAGCAGAATTGTAAGTTTGAACGCTATTAACTCCATCGTTATATTGAAATAAACTAACGGCAATTACTGGAGAAACAGATAAATAAATAGTAGGGTTATTAAGCCTATCTAACTTCTCTGTTATTGTTTGTGTAATTAACGCTTGATTTAGATAACGCTCTGCAACTTCACGAGCTGACTGCAATAAAGTAGTAATTAAAGTATCGTCAGCAGAAGTATCTACTTTTAGATAATTCTTAACTTCATTTAATGTAAAAACTTCTTTAGCAGGTGCCGTTGTTACTTTCCAAGCCATCTTTATATTTTTAAGTAGGGATGGATATTACTACCCATCCCTTTACTATCCCCTATTATTTACAGATTCTTCAAGTGCTTAATTGCAGCAGTCTGAATTAATTTACCATCAAAACGAGCGTACATTAAGAATCCTAACTCCATCTCATCCATAAACCTTTCACGCAATGGCACAAGGACATTGTTAGCTACCTGGCGAATGATGTACTTAGACCAATCTCCAAAGAAGATTATCTTTGCATCAGCAGCCTGTGCAGATGGAAGATCATTGTTTATAAAGAAATTATAACCCAATAATCTATCTGGTGTACCTTCTCTAAGAGATGGTTGAAACAAAGTAGTGTTGTTAGTGTCTAAGTTTAACTTTCTAACTGCACTCAAAATCTGGTCATGCATCATAAATGCAGCAGATGGTGAGTTACGGTAAGCAATGTCAACTGAATGTACAAGCTCAACCAAGTTAGCAGCAGTAAAGGAACCAGTAGCAGCAGATTCAACACCAGAAGGTGCTACGTCTCTGAATCCTGTTGGTTTACCAGAACCATCACCAGTTGTAAATGCAGTGTTTAAGCCACGACCTAAACGCTCACCTAACATTATTGGTAACTCTGTGTTTAATAGACCAAACTCGTCATTTGCCCATTCAACAGACACTTTTACAAGTGTGTTTAAAACGTGAGCTGAGAAAGTCTCTCTTGTAAAGGTCATGTCCTGTACAGTAACCGATCCACCTTCAGTGTGCCATGAACCTGCAGTAGCAGTATCATTTACTTTTGGCCAGTACAGTGTACCTGCCTGTGGAGTAGTGATTATACGGCTAACCTGTAGCATTGGGCCGTAGTAAGCCATTGTCTTTTCCAACTCATAAGAGAATTGGTAAGGAATAACATAACCACCAGCTAAGCCAGTCTCGGCAGTTGTAATAGTAGCAGTTCCACGCATCTCTCTAAGCATTGATTGCTCATTGCTTGATAAGTCACGCTTTGCAAGAGCTTTCATAAATGCAGTGTGATACTCTGGTGACTTTACAATCTCCCTTGCATCTCTTGGCAAGTTATTAATTGTCTGCTCAACTGCATTAACACCTCTCTCCTCTGTGTTAATTTCATTCCATCTTTCTAAACGAGAAATCTGGTCTGTATAGTTTTTAAAGTTAGCATCTGCTGCATCCCATTGCGCCAATTCATCGGCACTCATAAGACGTCCTTCGCCAGCTGCTCTCTTCTGCAAGTCTTCCATTATAGCATAATCGGAAGCCCGCTTTTCTCTTAGCAATTTAGAGTTCATTATTTTGTTTTTAATTTAAGTAAGTGCAGGGCATTCCTGCGTAATTCATTCTGTATATTAATTTCTGATTCAACAGATATATCAATTACTTTTTGCAAATCTTCATCTATTTGCTTAGTAGCATCGTAACTTCTCTTTGCTACCATTGTGTCTGGGTTAGCAGGATAAGTTACCGGAGAAACATCGTACACTTTTTTAATAGAACGTATAATTCTTTTTGGTTTACTACCTTCCCTTTCTTGCCAACTTTCTTTTTCTACTGTAAAGGCAAATGATGATTGATAAACATCACCACGTTTAACCATTTCTAAAAGGTCATTACCTAAAGAAGTGTTTGGTGCCTCAAATTCATACTCCATCGCATTGCCTGTGACATTTAGCTTTAATGTGCCACTGCTTGTTCTTGCCAATACCATGTTCATGTCATGATTAAACAAAGCAACTACATCTTTCATGTCAGCTTCATTTAATGAGTCAGATGACATTTCCTCATCATACCATCCCATGTCATAGGAAGAGTTAAACACTGTGGCAGTGCCGAAGATAGTACGGCTTTCCGGTTTAGCCCTTAGTTCAAAATTTATACTTCTCTTTTCCATAGTTTCTTCTTTTGACCTTTCGTCCATTATTTTATTAGCCGTTCTTTCTGCCCAGGGCAACATGGTTGAGCCACCCCAAGCGTCATACATGATTGAACCGCATATTTCATTATCATCTTCATCAAAATATTTGCCTTGGTCATATACCTTGGCTCTGCTTAAAAAACTATATGTCCTAATCACTTCATCATCACTTAATGCATCTCTGCTTGATAACTGCCTTGCTCTTGTCCA